GTAACACGTTGTCAAGCATGGTTATTAAATCATCAATGAACAAAGGATTCTCACTCCATTCATCAAAGTATTGTAAGTTTACAGAAGACAAACAACATACTGCTGTTCGTTCTTCATTGGTAGGTAAAGTAATTTCAGAACAAAGATTGCTCTGTTTGATTTCTAAACCTAAAGCTTTCTGTTCTTTGGGTAAAGCTTCGTTACAAGTATCTATGTTTACCATGTAAGGTTCACCGGTCTCTGCTCTGGCATTAATTATCTGCCACCATAAGTCTCTAGCATTAACAATTTTAGTAGGCTCATGGGTCTTAGGGTCAATCAATCTAAAGTCTGCATCTTCTTCAACAGCTTGCAAGAACTCATTAGTTATGTTGATACCATTGTGAAGATTAAGATTCTTCCGGTTAATATCACCTCCAGATTCTTTACGCATATTAATGAACTCTTCAATCTCTGGGTGAGATATGTCCATGTATGCAGCATAAGACCCACGTCTTGTTGTACCTTGATTAAAGGCTAACATCTGAGAATCTACGACATGCATAAAGGGGATTGAACCAGTAGACTTACTACCGTGAGCAGTAGAAATACCATTACTACGAATATCGCCCCAATATCCACCGATGCCTCCACCCGAACTTGCAAGCCATATGTTCTCATCGTAGTGAGCAGATAAACCATCCCTGCTATCAGGAACATAATTGAGGAAGCAACTAATAGGAAGCCCACGGCTGGTTCCCCCGTTACTAAGTATAGGGGTGCTAAACATAAACCAGCAAGAGGAACTGTAGTGGTAAAGTCTTTGAGCCAGTTCAAAATCCGTGTGACCTTTGTAGGTTGCCCCGAAGACCGAGGCACGGGCAAACGCTTCTTGTGCATGTGTTTCATTCTCCCATAAGTATCTATCCTTGAGCGTGTCAAGGCTAAACTTATCTAAGTTATTTTCATTACTATAATTAATTTTTATACCAAGATATTCCTTGATACCTACTTTATCTTCAACCATTTACATTCTCCTTATCATGAATGTCGAGCATCATTATACCATAGTGTAAAATTTTTAATAAATCTTTTCTGTTTTTTCCTTCTTTATTACCGTATCGTTTTGCATACTTCATAATGTTCCCCATACAGAAACCTTCACCGTGTCCTGAATCAATAATAACATCCGTTGCTTGATACTTATCAGAAGCATAGTGCTGACCATATGTATCATCAATGTACGCTTTTAATTCAAGTAAATTTTTATCTTCATTAAACTTGTATTTCATTGTTTCTCCACTCTTCCGGCAAAGTATCCTCACTGTACCATGTAAAATTATTTGTTTCAGCCCACTCAGCGTGGGTTCTTTTTGTTCCGTCCTTGCGAACTTTAGCAGCCGGCATAGGAGAGTAAGGTTTTTGAAATAGAAAAACTAATTCCATATGCTCAGGTAAGGCTTTTCTAATCCAAGTATATTTACTGTACTCTGCATGGTCCCAGAATCTACCCTTGGCTTCTAATAAAATTGTTTTATGTTGAAATGTTTTAACAAAGTCTACTTCATATGTTTTATTTATAATATATTTAATAGCCTCAAAGTGATGTGCCCAGTCTTTTAAAACTGTTTGATGTATATTATATTCCCATAAACTATCATACCCTTTTGGTACATTAATTTTTTTAGGTCTAGGTTTTCTAGGTACTCTTTTAGGCATTAGTAAGTTCCTCTACAGTAATGTTCGGATTCTTTTTAACCTGTTTATAAAACCATCTTAAACTATAAGCACTTAGCATAAATTTATTTTGAGAATAGATATGTGTTTGTTCAGGAAGAAACTCATGTAAATTATTTTTAGTTATCTTGGAAGTGTCTTCTCCGTCTGGCACCATAGTACGTAACCATTCTATTAATAAATTTTCTGCTGTTCTTCTTAGCTGTTTAGATTTTCTAGCGTGCAATGTTTATCTCCTCTACTTTAGGAACTGATTTTACAGTGGTTAAATAAGTAATTCCTTTAGCATATTGAAATGCTCTTAACCCTTTACCGTTATTTGATTCTTTATGACATTCAATTTTATGTCGACAATAAGTACACCCTCTTGCTAATTTAAAGTTACCGCCCTTACCTTCTGGAACAGGAGCGTAACACAGAGCAGGAGGTGTTTTCTTTTTGATAGTTTTCTTTACATTTTTTATTGCTGAAACTATGTTTGGTTTATCAAATTCATCAGGTTTAAATAAAGCAAGCTCCCCTGTTTCTTTGTTAAGAGCAAGGAAGCCTCCATTAGAAGTGCCCTCACTATGCTCATAGCCTGCTAATTGAGATATGTAACCGAAAGGGTCATCGTTTGTTAGGGTTCCTTCTTTAAATTTTTTAAATGCAAAGCCGGATGTTGTTTTAATATCTACAACTTCCCCGTCAATAACGCAATCCATATGTCCTTTTATACCTTCAACCTCTACAGTTTTTTGTTCAGAGGTAACCTCATGACCAGCCATTTTAACAAAGAACAATACTAGTTCTTCTAGTAAATGCCCGTATAAAAATTTAATTAATGTTGATGAAGCTAACTGTTGAGGTACGTGCTCTGCATTTAAATCGTACCATAGTTGTCGTGAAGGCTTGCCAATGTTAGACATACGTAACGTTGAAGTATCTCTTGGTTGGGGCGTAGCCCAGTGTTTTAAAGCAGATGCCATAGCTTTACCAAACTTATCTATGTCTTCGTCATTAACTTTTATTTGTTTATTTTCTGTTAAGGGACTTATAGCGTGGTATATATCTTGAACTAAGGTGTCAATTGTTTTGTTATTTTTTTTCATCGTAATCCTTAAAAGCTTTTATAACATCACTAGAAAATAATTTCTGTAAATTAACTAAATACATTTGACTTGCGTTATGGTCTCCACCGGATACAGTTTTAAATGTATCAAGCTCATCAACAATGGTTCTAAGAACATCTGTTTTAAATACAAGAGTACAGTACTCATTGTTTCCGATACAAAGATTATGAAACCAATAGTCTGATTCAGTGGCTTTAATACCAGAAGGTTTACCATAGCTTTGATATTCAATAGCTATGTTACCGGTCTTCATCCACATTCCTTTTTCTGATTTAACTTCTATCTTCTTGCCAGTTAGCATCTCCTTTATTTTATCTTCTCGTATCTCTCCGTACTCTAAGTCAATGTCAAACTTCTTTCTGTCTTCTTTAGTGGGTTTCACTCCAATTGTCTCCTATCTTGTATTCACCGTCCATAGGACAACGAAGATTAAAATGTTCTCCAGATTTTATTATACTATCAACCGCCAATTCCCCAACAAAATCTGCTTGAGATTCTTTAACTTCTATCTGCCACTCATCATGAATGTTAGCTACAAATTTATAATCAATAGTATTTAATTTTAAAACATCATCTAGTATAACTAATGCTTTCTTCATAATGATAGCACCGGCTCCTTGAATTAACGTATTGAGTGCAGCGTGTTGGCTGCGGACAAATAATTTTCTACCGTCTAATCCTTTGAAATATTTTTTTTCTGCAGTTCGTTGCACCTTTGTTGTAAGAGATGCAAATGCTGGATTACTACCAAAAAAGCGTTTTCTAAGTTGTCCGCCTCTTGTTGCATTCCCTCCAACAATTTGTCCAATCTTTTCATTTCCTGCTCCGTAGCAGAGGGCATAGATGAATACCTTTGCCTCATCTCTTGATTTAAGTCCAGCAAGTCTTTGGTTATACGTGTGAATATCTCCTTGTGTAATCTCATAAATGTAATCCTCATCATTCATATAATGGGCAAGCAGTCTCAACTCAAGTTGACTTGCATCTACCCCTACTAATTTATAGCCCTCATTAACTCCCCAAAAACTTCTACATGATTTACCATAAGGAGAAGATACGCTTGGGACTTGAGCCATGTTAGGGTTCCTATGTGTCATTCGTCCAGTAATAGTGCCGTTAGGTATCACATAGCCATGCACTCTTCCGTCATCTTTTAAACTAGAAATCCAACTTTCTGTTTGTACAATTCTTTTTTGTAATAATAAATATTCAAGTATTAATTTTGCTTCCGGTATGTCTTGTATTTTAGATAGGCTACCTTCATCTACAATAGGGTGTCCAGTAGGTGTAAATTTTGTAGGCTTCCAACCAAAATCTTTTAAGTATTCTCCTATCTGTTGTCGAGAACTTAGATTAAATTCTTTAAGCTCTTGCCTCATAAAAGGTTTCATATCCCCGCTTTCTTTTATCTTTTCATATTCTTCGGCACGCAACCCTTGTTTAGATAACTCCCCGTCTTTTTTTAATTTAGGAATAACTTCTTTTATATCAACCCATTTAGGTTTAAAAGTTGTATGTACTTCTTCTTCTAAAGACTGAACCTTTTCTCGTAGTGTTGCAACAAAAATACTAGCTCTTCTATAATCAAATTTAAAACCATTAGTCTCTTGAATTTTCATAATTTTAAAAACATCATGCTCTAATTCTTGGCTTTGTTTAGAAAAATAAGAGCCTTCGTTCAAGAGGTAGTCGTAGACAGCAGAGTTTAATCTGACATCGTTGGTGCAGTAATGCAACATTTCAGGTGTATAACTTTCGAACTCTTTGAAGTCTAGCTTAGGGTATTGTAATTTATTACCCCACACTTCTAAGCTATGACCCCCGTCCCTAACGGGATTAAACAAACGAGAAAGAACCAGCGTATCAATAACGGGTATACCTTTTAAATTTATATCAGTTAGTTTTTCTAATACAGGTATATCAAATCCTATTATGTTATGACCAATAAGACATGAGGCACTTTCTAATAAAGCCAATCCTTCTTGTATTTTTTCTGGAGGAAACTTATATACTTTTGAAGTTTCAATATCTTGACAGACAATACACCAAATAACATTTGCATCTAAACCGTCTGTTTCAATATCAAAAATTAGTTTCATAATTAAAAGTCGTCATCAGCATTATCTTCTTCACCGCCTATGACTTCATTCAGTCTACCAGTTTCTCTATCATATAGCAACTTAGTTGCCGTACCTACATCACCTGTATATCTAGACTTTAAAACTCGCATTTTTGTAGTGTTAGATTCTGATTCACTATCAGATTGTTGATTTCTTTCTAACGCTATAACACAGTCTGATAGTTGAGCAATACTTTGAGAACCTCTTAGATGAGAAAGGCTGACCTCAATACCATTCTCATGTCCTTTGTTACCGTCAACTCTTCTAAGATGAGACACAAGTATAAGACCTACACCAGTCTCCTCTACAATACTTCTTAGGCGTGCCATGATATTATCAATAGCTCTTCTCTCATCACCCTCAGCAGTTGCTACAACCAGCATATGTAAGTGGTCAAGTACCACCCATTTACAACCACACCCAACAATCATAAATCTAATCTTAGAAAATATTTCTTCGATGTCGTTGGTTCCAAAGTGTGCATGAACCCACACTCTATTTTTATTTTCTCCGTCATAGAGAATATCAAAAAACTTATCTAGTTCTTCCGGAGAATACTGTTCCCTAATGTGGTCAATGTATAATCTATTGTTAGCTTCGATAGAAAGAATACCGTCAATGGTTCTTCTCCAGTCTTCTTCTAAAGCTATAACACCCACATTATCAGTGGTGTTCTTAATAAGGTGATGCTCTAACTCACGAGTTACACTGGACTTACCAAGCCCTGTACCTCCTGTTAAAGTTACTAGCTCTCCTCCTCTCAAGCCTACAAGTTTTTCGTTAAGTCCTTCCCAAGGATAAGGTATGCTAGGTTTCTTTTCTCTCTTATGAAACTCTTGTCTCTTATCAGATACATTGATAACACCAGAAGGTGTATAAGTTTTAGCATCCCAAAAAGACTTAACAAACAAAGCGTGTTTGTTTTCTTTTAACATTTCATTAGGGTCTTTAAAACCATTAGGCAATGTCATAACCTTAGACTTGCGGGGTGAAAATAATTGTGCAACTTTTTTAGAAGCTTCTTTACCAGCCTTATCATTATCAAAACAAATGATAATATTTTCATACTGTTCTAAGAACTCCAAGCTTTCTTTAACATCCTTGACTGCTCCTTGACATCCTCTTTTAATAGAGACAACATCATACTTGGAGCCGAACAATTCATAAGCCGCCATAGCATCGCACTCACCTTCTACCAAAGTGATATACTTACCACCTTTAAAAAGCTGTTCACCGAATAGTCCGGTACCTTCGGGTGTTCCCCTGAAACTAAAGTTCTTATCTTTTACGTAGCGAATCTTTAAAGCTACCTGTTCATTCAAATTAAATAAAGGGTACAGATGTTGCACCACTTGACCGCTACTGTCTTGAACTACTTTCACACCGTACTTTTGTGCGGTGTCTTTTGATATTTTCCTATCAGTTAAAGCACCGTATATAGCACCATGCTCATTGCTTAAAGATTGAAAGTTATTTGTTTTTATTGGTGATGCTGATTGCACGTCCGGTTCCTCCTTATAATTTTTAAAATATCCACTACAGCTAAAGCAGTAAGCAGACCCGTCATCGTTTAGAGATACGGCATCACTACTACCACACGATTCACAGGGTAAATGATATTCGACAAAAGCCATATGTCCTCCTTAAAAGTGGGCTACTACTGTACTAGGCAAGGCAAGGAGGTGCGGTATAGTGCCTAAAGTAATAGCCCTTAATATTAGTAAGACCCTCCTGTCTTACCTATTAAACTAATCTGAATCTAGTGATTCATCCACAGGTTCTTCAACAATAGCTTCCTCTTGTTTCTTTAAAAGTTCTTCGAGGTTAGCTCTATGTGTCCTGCTAGCAAAATCCAGAGCTTCTATAATAACCTGTAGGTTCCCTACTTTCTGTACGATTACAGTAGCTTCTTGTTTAGCTGACTCATCAGATATTTTAGTAACATCGTAAAGAGTATTGCCCTCTTCGTTATTAATTGTAATTATCATAATGAGTCCTTAAAAGTCTGCGTTGGAATCTAATTCTTGTCTTTCAACCAAGTCTAAGATTCTTACACCGTCTAGTATATAATAATTAAATGTACCATAACTATTAGTCAGTTGCCAGTAATGAAATTGAATTCTAGCACGAGTCCCTGTCCATACAGTAATCTCTCTCCCAGATTCAACATCAACAAAATCAAAGGCTTGTCCGTCAGCATCCTTAACTACCGGTGGGTTATTTTTCTTACCACTCTTAAATGATGTATACCTTTTAAGGTAGATAGCCTCAGACATATTATCTTCCGAGCCTACCATTTTGGTTTTAACACCCATTGTTTTAGCTATCTCTAACTCTTCTTCGCTGTCAGGTATTATGAAGGTTTCCCAGATACCGTCCTGTACAAACTTAGTGTTAGGAATATTAATAGAAGGATAAACTAAAGTACCTTCCATAACGTACTTTTTAATCTGTCCTTCATCGTTTCTTTCAATTTTTAAATCCATATATTCTCCTCATGAATTGATTAACTATAAGTATTATAGTAAATTATTTGCGAATGTCAAGTAAAATATCCTTTAAAGTTATAAATTCATTACTTGTTAGTTTAACTTCAAAGTCTTCGCCCACTTTGGTCACATTGTAACCAATCTTACAGCCATAAAATTCATCGTAATGTTCGTCTACATAATCCATAAAGTTTTGATATTCTTTACGTGTAAGTAATTCAGCCTCCGGTTCTCGCCCATGATTGTCATATAAGATATGTTGCGTCATATGTTTTCTCCGTTGTTCTTTATATAAAAATTTACACAGCTCAATGTATTGTAATTCATCTACGTAAGAATAAGCAATGTGTGATAGATTTGATACCATATTATTTATCTTTTATGTAATAATTGTTAGGGTATACACCGTCATCTTCAATGTTTAACAAACTTTTAATGTTTATAAACATATCGTCTACATTGTGTAGTTCTGCTACTGTCATGTTACCAGTCTCAAACATACTATTGATTGCCCATTTCATATCATTACAACACCTGAGAATTAAATCAACATCTCTTTGTTCAACTTTAAGCGTTATCATTTTTTTCGTTATCATTTTCCTTGCCCTCGATATTTTTTGTAGCTAGCTTTTTTGTTCTTATTCATGGTGGAGGTGCTAACATTACCCTCACCCTGACTTGTTCTCTTGCCTC